ATAATATTAAGTTTATTAGCATTGTTATCTATGTTATTGATTGCATTATCTATATCAACCGCAAATCTTGATGTAGTATTAAAAGTATTACTAATATCACTTGGTTTAAGCGTATTGGCATGTAGTTGTAAAATCTTAAATATGGAATCATGAAAACATTTATAAAAGATATTATTGCTTGCTCTCTTATAGGCTTAGGGTTTTGTTATAAAGAACCAACAGGTTCAGCAATTATGATATTATTTGGTGCTATTTTATTAGCAGTAAATATTGTTGAAAGCAAGAGTGAAATAAAAGATTAAGTTTATTTAGCAATTTGGTTAGTTAGAGTGAAGACTATAGATCTGCTCTAACCGTTAGACGCTGATCAATATGATCCTTAGTGCGTCAAACAAGAGGGGTGGATGTAGAGAGCCATCCCTCATTTTTTTATCTAAATTAAAATTTATGAACGTATATAGCTATTATGATAAGATTGTTGATATGTGTTTACCTGAGAATTGTGATAAATCAAGGGTTATTTATAAAGACAACAAAGTAATCATTAAAAGATTTAGTGAAGTAGATGAAAAATACTTTGATGTTAATGTAAAGAATTACAAAAAAGAAAAGGTATTAACATTTAATGATTTTAATTATTTGCATACAACAGTTATAAGCAAAAAAAATAATAAAATATTATTGAATCAGATATTTCATCAATTCGCAAATACAAGATGCAATAAATTGTATTACTTAAGTAGAAAAAAATTCTTGAGTTTTAGTAATAAGGGAGTTACTACTAATGAATTAGGGGGTGGAATTAAAAAGATACCATACTTTGGTAATAATTATTTTAATTATAAATATAGATTCTATTTTAAAGATTTATTTTTATATCATCATCCAGATAAAGAATGGGCATTAGATCTGTATGATTATCAAGATTTTGATTATAGAATAAAAAATATAATTAAACATAATTCATTAACAAGTTTTTTAAAAGACAATTGCGCAAAAAAACATATTAATTGGTGGAGTTAAAAATAATTATGTTTTATGTTTGAATTTATAGTAGGATGTATGTGTGTTTATGCAATACCATACATTATTTTTTTACTTTACATTTTAATCTTTGAGATATGGATGAAAAACTAATCCGTATGACACTTGATAATATAGTCAAGAAGGGAATTAAAAACCGTCAGGCTGTATTATCAGCACTTGTAAAAGGTGCAAGTTATAATAAGATGATCTTTATGTATCTTATGTCTAATGATGTTTCTGAACTCTTTAAATTTGGTGATGTGATATATGTACCAATAGATGAGTTTGAAGAACGTAATGCTCAAGATATAGAAAGGTCTATTGATCATGGGATGAGCACCATACATAATGAAATAGAATGTATGAGATGTAAAGTTACTCGCGGATATTCAATAGGTGAATGTGCAGATGCTCCATTTTGGGACACAAAACTATGGATTGATATTGAAATCATGAACCATTTGCAAAAATTAGAGAGTACTGCAATGCTTGTTGATACATCTGTTATTATGAGATAGCTATACTAATAAGCTATTATTTTTTAAAACTTCTGAGACAAAAGTATTAAAACATGTCTTAATCCAGTATAAAACCGTATTAAGTGTTAGAACTAACACTTAACCAAATGATACTGCAATTAAGTACCGGTCGTTTTATTGAGATATCTATTGAACAATATCTTGATATGACAGACCTTGATTTTCAATATTTAAATAGTCTTGGAAGTTCATATACAAAAGACAACCCCAATCCATTTTACGGTAGTTTACAAGATTCAAATTCAGATGATGATGATAGCTCAGATGAATTTGATTATGATGACTACTATGAATCTGATTAATTAATTATTTAAAATTTAGTATGAACAAAAAAGTCAAGATTAAGAAAGACAAGTTAGGAAACGTAATTCGTTTAAGCAAAAATCCTGAGTATGGTTATGTTGTTTTAAAACAAAAAAGATTAAACATAAATGTAGAAGGATGGGTAAATGCTAAAAAATTTACAGCATTATTAAAAGGAAGAGTTGAAGATTTAAAAGATATGGATCTTGAAAATACAAAAACTTTACCTGGTAATATTATAGTAAGAGAAAGTACAATACCATTTAATTCAGAAAATCCTGAAAGAGATTTGAAAATTGCGGGTGATACAGGTATTATTTTATGCACTGAAGATGGTGAACCTATATATAGAAAAACAGTGTATGATCAAAGTGGAACCATGATTGATGTATTAGTACCTCATGCTAAAATAAATTATGAGAATATTGATGATAAAGATTCTTCTGAAGAAAGTTTAGAAGATGATGATAATCAACTTAATATATTTTCTGAAGAATCTACAATTGAGGATGAAGTAGAAGAATTACTTGAAGATTCAAATGAAGAAGAAGTTGAACAACCTATTGAAGAATCCAAGGTTGATCTTGGTAGTATAGGTAATAAGTTTGAAGAAGAAGAGATTCAAGAAAACTTTGTAGAACTTGAAGATGAATTTACCTTTGATATAGAGGGATAACAAACATTTATTATATAACCAAGGGATAGTCATTACGGCTATCCCTTTTTTAATTTAACCAACATGCTTAACAAAAACCAGAAAAAAGAATTGACATATGCGATTGAAAAAAGTAGAAAGCAACGTGTCAAGAAACAAAAAATTAAAGTTAAAAAACAAAAGATTGAACGGTATCAACTTGCCAATATTTTAGATGAGTATTATAAATTTGGTAAAGGTCAAAAAACATTTAAACAATTAAATAAAAACCAGAAACACATGTTTAATATATTATTACATGGTCATGGTGCTTATAAAATGATGCCTAAAGAATTTGCAAAACTATCCAAAGAAGATAAAAGAACTATAACAATTCTTTGGAAAAGAGCACAAGTTGTAGTTAATAATTTGAAGAGAGAAGTTTGTAATACGTTATGTGATAAAGCATTGAAATCTTTTTCTTCGTTTTTTCCCAAACATGATGCATTCTTTAATAAGCTTATCTATGCACCTAGATATGAATCAAAAGATCCAAATATTAAAACATTAAAAGAATGTGGACTTACGTATGATGAGCTTATTATTAGGTTCATAGGTGAAAGCTTATTACCCACAAACTTTTTTAGTTTAAAATAATTTTGTATTTTAAATGCAATGAAATCAGAATATACAAAATTAAGAAAAGAATATTTTAAAGACAAATCTGTATGCAGAGCTAAGATACATAACTGTACCTTACGTGCAACAGATATTCATCACATGAAAGGCAGAGGTCCATATCTACTTGATACAAGTACATGGCTACCCGTTTGCAGGAGTTGTCATAACTGGATAGAAAATAATCCTGAAGATAGTTATGACCTTGGCCTTTCATTAAAAAGATTAGAATGAATATTGAAACAAAAGTAAACCGTAAAGCAATCAATGAGATTATGAAAGATCTTTTAACACAAGATCAAATAGATGAAGTAATGGAATTTGTAGGTGATTGCGTCAAAGATGCTATTAAACAAAAGTTAGAAGCATCTGAAGTAGTTGATAGAATAAGAGATGAGCTTTCTTATAATCAATTATTATTTTTATCTACAATGTATATAGGTAATCATATTGTAGATACATTAGAAGAATTTCAAAACACAGTTAAAAAAACATTGGAGGATTTATAATGCAAGTAACTAAAGATTCTATACAGTCTACAGCTCTTGATATAATTAAGCTGTACAAAAGATGTGGTGTCAGTGTTTCTATGGGAGTTGGTAAAACAAGATTGGCATTAAAACATTTTAAACATATACAAAGTCAGATGTTACCTGATGATCCACCTGTCAAAGCATTAGTTGTAGTTCCTAAGAACTCTATTATAACTGAAGCTTGGAAGCCTGAGATAGAAGGCATGGGATTAGATGCTGATAACTTTGAGTTTGTAACATATCTTTCTCTTACTAAGAAAGACCCTGATCAATATACAGTAGTATATTTAGATGAGTGTCATAACTTATTACCAAAGCATATTAAATTCTTAAATGCTTTTAGAGGTTGGGTATTTGGTTTTACAGGTACACCACCTGTGAGAAAGACAAGTGAAAAATATAAACTTGTTAATCAATATTGTCCAATTGTATATGACTACACAGTTGATAATGCTACTGATGATAACATCTTAAATGATTATAAGATATATGTTCATATGCTTGAGTTATCTGAATACAGAACATTAGCTAAGAAAAAAAAGCAAGGTGGGTTCTTTAAGACATCAGAGAAAAGAGACTATGATTTCTATACTGGTAGAGTAAATAGTTCTGTTGGCAAATCAAAACAGTTTGCAAGCATCATGAGAATGAAAGCTATGATGGACTATACAACTAAAGAAAAGTATACAAAGCATTTACTTAATAAGATTAAGGATAAGGTAATTGTGTTTGCTAACACACAGAAGCAGGCAGATAAACTGTGTCCATACTCTTACCATTCTAAGAATAAAGATTCAGATTATAACTTAGAACTTTTTAAAGATGGTAGAATAAATCAGCTTAGTTGTGTATTACAATTAAGTGAGGGTGCAAACATACCTAATTTAAAATGTGGTATAATCATGCATGCTTATGGTAATGAGCGCAAGTCTGCTCAACGTATAGGAAGATTGCTAAGACTTAATGCAAATGAAACAGCTATCTGTCACATATTGTGTTATAAAAATACACAAGATCAGGTATGGGTTAAGTCAGCACTAAGTAGTTTTGATAAATCTAAAATATTTATTTATGGGAAGGATGAGTGAACTTCATATTAGAATGTTAGAAGAAGACTTTCATGGTGATCCTGATGCATATCTTAAAGCATATGCTGAAAGTTTAGATTACACACCAACAGATATAAAAGAAGATATACTTTGCCCTAATTGTTTTAAAGACAAACTTGTTAGGATTAACAAAGTAGATATGTCATGTATGAAATGTGGTTATGACTTTGTATATATTGAATCACATAACGCAGTTAAATTTAAATAATATGAGAACGCTTGATATGATGTCATATATAGCTTCAGTACTTATAGTATTAATATTAATTTGTAAGTTAGTAGAGCATATACCCGCTCTGTTAGCTTTAGTTACATTCTATTTTGGATATTGTATGGGTAAGAATAAAGAATGATGAAATGGTTTATACCAGGTAATGTACCTTCAAGTAAAAACGGTAGAAGGTGGACAGGCAAGTACTTCATAGCATCTAAGAGTGTTATGACCTATAGGAAGAATACTAAATCCTATTACGCAGATTATGCTGAAGAATTTAAGAAAGCTTTAGCTAACTGTGAACTACCTGTATATATAGAATTTGAATTCATCCGTTCAACTAAACACAAGTTTGACTATATTAATCCTGCGCAAACAGTGCAGGATGATATGGTTAAGCATGGGTGGATTGAGGATGATAATGCAGACAATATGGTGCCAGTATTTGCAAAGTATTCTTATGATAAAAAGAATCCTGGTGTCATAATAAGATTATTACATGCTGACAGCACAGGAACTTGACAATCTAATTGAACTTGCGGAACATGGAACAGTTGATGACTTAGGTGTTGCAGTTGCTATAATTAGTGCTTTAGATATGGATCACATATCTAAATTAATGATTATAAAGCATAGCAAAGACTTGAGAGGATATCACAATCATTTAATCAGATCATATTTTACAGGAGGTGTGATGAATTATAGTAGAATATATTATCAGTATTTACGTTATCAAGGATTACCAGATGATAACTTTATAAATTTATTTAAGTGGAGTTTGAAAAAAGATTTTGGATCTATTGAAGATGCAAAAAGATATCTTGATACTGAAATGACACCTGCTTATATATATAAAACATACAAGGATTTTAGAAAATTTATTAAAGAATTATGATAAGCAACTTAGTTAGTAAAGCATCAAAGAAACTGATGCTTATTGAACCTTACTATGGTTTATTCTTAGTAGGATTAAACAAAGTATACCGTAAAGATATACCTACTGCAGGTGTATCTAAGAATGGAATTAATACTCAGCTTGCAATCAACCCCCAGTTCTTTACAGACTTAAGTATAGAACACAGGATTGGTTTGTTAAAGCATGAGTTATTACATATAGCATTTGGTCATCTATTTACAAGAAGTAAATACTTTGATAAGAAACTATTTAATATAGCTGCAGATCTTGAAATCAATCAGTATATAGATGAGAACTATTTGCCTGAAGGTGGTTTGACACTGGATACATTTCCAGAACTTAATCTTCCAACTAAGGCAGGTACAGATAAGTATTATAAGTTGTTACAACAGGCACAACAGGATGGTACATCTGATACTCTTCAAAACTTATTGCAACAAATGGACGGTGAATCTCAGTATGATCACAAGACATGGGATGAGTTTGAAGAAATTACAGAAGCTGAGGCAAAGATTATAGAGAGACAAGTAGAGCATCAGCTAAAAGAAACACATGATGCTATAAAAAAATCTCGCGGTACTATACCTGGAGAACTTGCAGAGAAACTTGAAAGACTATTTCATGTTGAGCCTGCTAAGTTTGATTGGCGTGGATATATGCGTAGATTTGCTGGTAACTCTATCAAGTCTTATACTAAGAAGCTTAGACGTAAGTATAATAAAAGATATTCAGCTAATCCTGGATTGAAGATTAAGTTTAAGAATCATATCTTAGTAGGTATAGATACATCAGGATCTGTAAATACAGATGAACTTAAAGAGTTTCACAATGAATTGATACACATGCATAAGACTGGACATATGATTACAGTTGTTCAGTGTGACACAAGTATCAAAAGTATAGAAGTATTTAATCCTAAAAAAGATTTAGATATAAAAGGTAGAGGTGGCACAAGCTTTCAGCCAGTTATTGATCTGTTTAATAAGAATAAAAGTAAGTATACAGCTTTAATATATTTAACAGATGGTGAAGCATCTAACCCTTATGAATGTCCAAAGAATACCTTATGGGTTCTAAGTAGTATATCTAATATGAATAATGACTTAACAGGTCAAGTTATAAAACTTAACTAATGGGAAGATATTATAGTGGTGACATTGAAGGTAAGTTTGCTTTTGGTATACAATCAAGTACAGCAGCAGATAGATTTGGTGTTGAATTTTCAGAACCTAATCATGTAGATTACTACTTTGATGAAGATAATTTACCAACAGTAAAAAAAGAATTGCAATGCATAGCAAGTAAATTTGGTAAAAATGAAAATGCTTTGATAACATATTTTGATATGGGGTATTATGATTATAAAAATAGTCATCATATGACATTTCCAGAATATTTATATAAAGGTAATAGAATAGATGATCCAGCAAAGTACTTTGGTGATAATAGTTTTTTGTCATCAGAGTTTTATGATTATCTATTAGGATATAAAATTATGAAATCTATTGAAGAAATGGGTCAGTGTTATTTTCAAGCTGAACTTTAAAAATTATTACTATGGCAATTGTTAATTTAAACATCAACGAACTAAAAGGATTTGTAAACCACATCATCTCTAACAACAGATTTCTACAAGCAAAAGGTATGACACCTACTGCTATTGAAGTTGTTGGTGAGTCTGGTATTGGTAAGACATCCACTGTTATAGAACTGGCTCAAGAAAATAATCTTGAGTTTGTAAAGCTAAACCTTGCACAGATTGAGGAGCTGGGTGATTTGATTGGCTTTCCTAAAGAAGAATATCAAATCTTTAAAACAATCACTAATGATGATAAAGCACATCTTAACTTTACTACTGCACAAGTAGGAAAGAAAGTTGCTAAATGGGTGGATAAAGCAACACTTGATTCTTATTTAAGAATGGGATTCAAAGCAACAGGTCAAAGTCGTATGGCTTACTCAGCACCTGAATGGATTGCTAACAAAAAGTCTGGTGGTATATTACTACTTGATGACTGGAACCGTGCAGATATAAGATTCATTCAAGCAATCATGGAGTTGGTTGACAGACAGACATATATCTCTTGGTCATTACCAAAAGATTGGCATATCATTCTAACTGCAAATCCAGACAATGGAGATTACATGGTAAACTCTATTGACTCTGCGCAGAAGACAAGATATATCACAGCTAATCTGCAGTTTGATAAAGATGTATGGGCTGTATGGGCAGAAGAAGCAGGTATTGATACTCGTTGTATTAACTTTCTTTTGATGCATGATGAGCTTGTAAACAAAGAAGTGAATGCAAGAGCTATCACTACATTCTTTAACTCTATATCAAGCTTTGATTCTTTTGAAAAGAACTTACCTATGGTTCAGATGCTTGGTGAAGGCTCTGTTGGTGAAGAGTTTGCTTCCATGTTTACCATCTTTATCAACAATAAACTTGATCAGTTAGTTACGCCTATGGATATGTTGCATAAAGATAACTCTGTATTAGGTGCTTTGCAAAGATGTATTGGAACTGGTGAGAATTATCGTGCAGATATTGCTGCCATCCAAGCAATTCGTTTAGCAAACTACTCAGTAGTATATTCAAAAGGTAATACTATCAACAAGAAAATTGTAGATAGACTTATAGAATTAATTAAAGGTGACTATTTCTCTGTGGATTTAAAGTACCGTATTGTATCAATAATTATTGAAGGTAATAAGAGCAAGTTTAGTAAGCTTCTCATTGATCCTGAAGTAGTAAAATGGACATTAGCTTAATGAGTAGCACTATCAACCAGCAGCAGGATTTACTTCCTGCTGCTTTTACTTTCTTTGAAATTGAAAAAGATGATATCTATTGTCATCATGAAGACAGTGATAGGAAATTTTATATAGAAAAAAAACAATATATAAAGTATCAACTTAATGTAGATACAGATCCTGATTATAGTAAATTAAAAGTTGGATATATATTAAATCATTGTCAGTATAGTAAAAAATATATAAGACAGTGTGCAGTAAGCAGAGGTGTGAAGATTACAACAGATCTTAATAAAGCAGACTTTATAATTTGCAACTATGATCATTCTTATTATTCTGGTGCATTTAATTTAGAATACTTAAATGTTATTTATAGATCTCATGAAGAAGATTTGACAGTAATACACTGTAACAAATTTTGTGAAATGAAAAATGAAATAACAATAGATATTGTAGATCAACTTTATGCAATGTGGAGTAATAGACAGTTTGATTTAATTAACGAATTGTTATTAAACTTAACTGTTAAAGATCCTGTAGCTAAATGGTATTGTTATATAAAATTATGGAGTTATAGGTTTGCTGACAGAGCTAGCCGTGATGCCAAAAAGTGGTTTGCAATAAATAATATAGATGAATTTTCAGGATATAATGAATGTGATCTTATAGCAAGACTAGATGATGAAAATAGTTTATCTAAAGAAAATTTTAAATTTCTTGAAAAGAAAGCAAAGACACGTGTCCTCCTCATAAATGCTGAAATATATAAAGCAAAAATTACATTAAAAGACGAATATAAAAAATACTTATGAAAAAGAGTTTATTAGTTATAGATAAAGATGATAACCATCTTATATGCAAGGAAGTATATTATTTAGAATCTAATTATCGTATAAAATATCTTGACCACTTAGATTTGTGTGAGCCTAAGATTGATGATAAATCATTTTATAGATATCCAAATTTATCTTTTAGCAGAGATAAAGTTGAAGTACTAAAAGAGAAAAACAATATATCTATTACAAGAAGTGAAGCTAAATCCGATTATCAAATAATATCAGAAGGTTATCTTAAAAAAATAAGTGGACCTTTTGCGTTTATTTATGAAGAGCATAGAGATAATTATACATATTCAGTTAATGAAAATGATGTAAAGTATGATGATTATGATTGTATATATGTGCGTTGTGGTTTTCCTGGTCTGTCAAGGAGACAAAACGGACATGTTAGTTACAGTAGAAACTATCTCTTAATAGATGAGAAACTTGCAAAATGTAAAACACTAGTATCAGATATTTACATGAACGCACAGTGTGATAAACATTTGAATGTTATTGGTGAAGATGATTTTGATAATTTAGTTTCTATAATTAAGTCAGATAAAGTACTCGCATTAGAAATGATGGCTAATTGCAATTTTGAAAAAAGTCAAGACATAATAACATATTTATTATATAGATATTCTAACTACTTTCATTATTCTAAAAATAGAAACCATGTTAATGTAAAATCTTTATATAACAAAGTTGGTGCTATACCATCAAGTTGGAATACTTATAGTGTTACAGCTACTGTACATAGACTTTCTGAAACCAAAGGTCTTACTAAATTTATACTTCATAAGTTATTTGAAGAATGGAAGGCTATGGTTAGTTCACAACATTATTTTAATGGGCCTATAAAAATTAAACAGATTGTAATAGATCCTGAGATTTTAAAAACTGTAGTAAATCTAAGAGATGAACAGCAAGTTGGATTACCTGATTAGTTTTGCTTTAGGAATGTGTGCAGCTGAAGCAATAAGAATATTTATGTTAGACTATCAAGACATTAGCATTCTTATATTTATATTATTCATTACATTAATTCATTATATATATTTTTACAGATGAAAATATTATTCTTTTTATTATTATCAATACAAGCATTTTCTCAACACTACTCAAGAATAATAGTGTATGAAGATAAAGAACTTGTAGGAGATAAGGATGTTGATGTATATTTTAGATTGACAGAACCAGTTACATACATATTTCATGATGATAATACTTATGCTTATAATGCTACGATGGATACAATAAGCGATGTCATCTATGTTATAACAAATGAATTTCTTATTATAACAGATGAAACAAAAGAAATCATTATCTTAAACAAAGAAGTTGATGGTAAGAATGTTGAACTAGTATACTTTAACGAATGAAAGATCAATTATTTATGAAGCTTACTACTAAAGATGGTAAGCTTCATTTTCCTAACAAAGGATTAAAGACAAGACTTGAAAAGTTTTTTAAGAACTTACCAGAAGGTGCTAACATAGAACTGTTTGTTGGTGCATCTACAAGTAAAGGTTCACTGCCACAAAAGGCTAAGCTACATGCTAGCATACGAGAGCTTGCACATGAACTTGGTTATACATTTGAAGAGATGAAACTTAATGTGAAAAGACAAGCAGGTCTTTGTATTGTTACTGGTGGTGTTGAGTATTGTAAATCTTTTGGTGAGTGTGATAGCACAGAACTAAGTTTGGCTATACAATCCTGTATAGATATTGCAGACTTTAATGGTATACAATTAAGATAGTTTACCTAACTCTTCATGTAACTTTTTATATCTATCATTAATCTCATCAATATTAGATTCATTTTTATTTAATAATAACTCTGCAACTGATTTAGATTCTTTAACTATATGTTCAGGTATTTCAATCTCTTTTGCAGATCCTTGTTCTAAAGCAGAGTTCTTTATGTTTTGACACAATGCAGTCAGACAATAAAGATATGATTGATATTCAGTTAGCTCTACATTAGGATCGTTTTCTGCAACAGATTTAAATTTTTTATATCCTTCCAACACTTCATTTGGATCAGATGCTGTTGTAATAAAATAAAGCAAAAGGTTCTGAAATAAAGATGCAAATGTTGAATCTATTTCTAAGGTAATTTTTTTACCTGCTATATAACTTACACTAGTTTTTTTCATAAATCAATTTTATTTAAATATATGCAAAATATAAATAGAATAAAAATAAAAGAAGTACTATCAGATAAAATGTCTGATAGTAATTGGGAGTTTGTATCTAAATATATTGTCCAAAAGTTTGATGATATATTAGATATACTTATACAAGATGTGCAACAGGGTAAACGATTTACACCTAAAATTAAAGATGTATTTAAAGCATTTCAGATTTGTAATCATGATGACTTAAAAGTTGTTATGCTTGGTCAAGATCCTTATCCTCATGTAATAAATAATATAACTACTGCTGATGGCTTGGCTTTTAGTTGTTCACATACGGAAAAAGAACAGCCATCATTAAAATACATATTTAATGAGATACAAGATACAGTTACATCTTCATATACACATGATGTAGATGGATTATATTTAAGAGACTGTAATTTAGAACGTTGGGCTAAACAAGGAGTTTTACTTTTAAATACTGCACTTACAACTCAGGTAGGTAAAGTGGGTATGCACTATGATGTATGGAATGATTTTATTATAGAACTTATAAAGTATATTGATAATGAATTTAGCAATATTGTTTTTGTGTTCTTAGGTAATAAAGCTAAAGGTTTTAGTAATGATATAAATAAAAATACCAAGAGTATTAAAAATCATATTATACAAGTTACTCATCCCGCATCTGCAGCTTATAGAAATCAAAGATGGGACAGTAAAAATTTGTTTAATAATATCA